TTTCCTGCAGATGTAGTTAGATACATTGGTTTAGAAAAACTTATGATGATGAGACAGGAAGCCAAAGCAGGTCTTAAACGTATGGAAGAAATGGGTCAGATGGGTAATTCAGAAGAAGCTACAATACCTGATGATTTGCCTTTTACTATAGATGACTTAGATATGGAAGATGATCCACAGGAGATGGCACAGGGTGGTGTAATGGCTGCTAATGGTGTGTTTACACAGCCATCTAAGTTTCAACGTATTCCTGCTACGCAGACAGGTACACAGCCTATAGTACAACAGCAACAACCTGATGAACAGGCTACGTTTTATAATGCACCAACACAAACTACTGAACAACAGTCTGTTGCATCATTTGACGATTTATTTGGGGGTGATGTATCTTATGGTTATGATGAACTACGTAAATACATAGGACCTGATGGTGAAATAGAATATATACCATTTAAAGATGAAAAAGTAGTACCTGCATATGCACAAAAATTAAAAGAATTAACAGAAAAAGGTTACACATATGATGACCCTAAAAAAGAAGAAGAAGAAAAAGACCCTAGAGATGTAAAGGTAGATACTGCACAAGTTATAAAAAAAGAAGATAGAGAAGGTGATGCAACTTCTCCTCAGAATATGACAGAAAGAGAAAATGATATACAAGAAAGTTATGTAAATACTCTTAAAACAGTTATGCAACAAGAAAATCTAAGTGCTCAAGATGCTATAGATTTTATTAAAGCTGGTAACTATGTAGTAGCTGGTAGAGTTGTGCCCGGATTTTTATTTCCTGAAGTTAAAATAGGTAATCAAAATTTAACTAGTCCAAGTCCTTATACTATAATAGACCCTGATAATTTTGATAACTCAGGTAATCAAATTTCATTTACAACTTTTAGTTTAGAAGATGCTGCTCAATTTGTAGAAGGTGGTTTTGAAGACCCAACAGAAACATATGGAACAGGTACAAAATTTACTACAGATTTTAAACCTGCAGAAGTTGCAACAGTAGATACAGCATCAAGTGCAGTAGCAAATACAACAACAGATAAAACTGTAGAAGACAAGCCTAAACCTGTAGTATCAGATATGCCTATGGGAAGTAAGCCTATTGTACAACAACCACTGAAATATAAACAAGGTGAAGATATTGATAAATTAACAACAGAAATGGAAGATAAAACTTATCAACAAGTACAAGACCCTTCACAACTTGCACAAGCACAAGCTGTTGCATTAAAAGCACAACAAGATGCTGCACAAGAGTATGCAAATAGACAAGCTGAAAAAGAACAAAATCAAGCAAAAGTTAAACAAGAAAGAGCACAGGCATCTAAAGAAAAAAGAGTAGGTGGACAAGGTATTGTTCGTGCAAAAGGTGGCATAGCATCTAAACCTAAGAAAACAAAAGTTATGAAGCGTGGTGGGTTAGCTTCTAAAAAATAACCTACATTGATGGCTACTTATCCCCCAACTAATTGGCTACGATAACCCCTAAGGAGAAAAATATGGCTGAAGCTATAGTACAGGAAGCAACACCTAAGAAAGTTGCATTTATGAGTAAACCTTCTAACGTAGAAGAAAGAATAAAGAAGGATGAAGAAGAACTAAAAAAAATGATGGAACAGGAAAAAGAACCTGAACCAAAAGAAGAAGAGAAAGAAGAAGAGCCTACTAACGCTGAAGAAAAAACATTTAAGAAAAGGTATGGCGATTTAAGAAGACATTCTCAACAAAAAGAAAAAGAGTTCCAAGTTAAAGTAGAGGAACTAACAAAACAATTATCTGAAGCAACAAAGAAAGAAATTAAATTACCTAAGACAGAAGAAGAATTAGAAACTTGGGCAAAAGAATATCCTGATGTTGCTGCAATAGTTGAGACAATAGCAATTAAAAAAGCAAAAGAAACTTCAAAACAATTAGAAGATAAAGTTAAAAGCATTAATGAATTACAGCTTAATGCAACAAAAGAAAAGGCAGAAGCTGAATTAATGAGACTACATCCTGATTTTGGAGAAATAAGAGATAGTGATGAATTTCACGAGTGGGCAGATGAACAACCTAAATGGGTACAAGATGCATTATACGATAATGATAATGATGCACGATCTGCTGCTAGAGCAATTGATTTATACAAAGCAGATAAAAATATCACAAAACAACCAAGTGGTATAAAAGACAGTGCTGCAAAAATTGTTAAAACTAAAAATAATGCACTAGAACCTGAAGTAGACGAATCTAAATCTTTTCTAAGAGAGTCACAAGTAGAAAAAATGTCTGCTAAACAATATGAAAAGAACGCAGATAAGATTATGGAAGCAATTAGAAGTGGTAAATTTATCTATGATTTATCAGGTTCTGCAAGATAAAATAGTTGACAAACAACAATTTATATGTATAACTATAGTATATAAGTGCAGTTAATAGCTTAATTGCACTATATTATCGCAAATATAAAGACTATTAGACCTACTCTGTCAAGTAAGAGCCCAACTTATTCGTACAAATAATGTTGCACCTTTGAACAATAGACCTCAAATAAACTACATATTTTGCATTTGTTTGTAGTATAATTAAGGAGAAATACTATGGCGTTTAAACAAGCTGCTGGATATGGTAATCTTCCTAATGGTAACTTCTCACCTGTAATATATTCTAAGCAGGTTCAACTAGCATTCAGAAAAAGTTCTATTGTAGAAAGTATAACTAATTCTGATTACTTTGGTGAAATCTCTGCGATGGGTGATACCGTTAAGATTATTAAAGAGCCAGAAATCACAGTCAAGGAATATGCTCGTGGTACAATGATTCAACCACAAGACCTTGATGACGAAGACTTCAGCTTAGTTGTTGATCAAGCAAACTATTTTGCATTTAAGATTGATGACATAGAAGAAGCACATAGTCATGTAAACTTCTCTCAACTCGCAAGTGACAGAGCAGGGTACAGACTTAAAGATAACTATGACCAAGAGGTTTTAGGTTATCTATCAGGGTTCAAACAATCCTCAATCAATTCCGTTGCAGGAACTGCTAATGATGTCGTAAATGGCACAAAAGCAGTCTCAACAGCAGGTTCTGATGAATTGTTGACCTCAATGAAACTAAGAAAAGATAGTTTCAGTAACATCACAACTTCTAGTGCAGGAGATCACTCGATTCCTCTTGCTCCTAGATTAGGTGGTGCAACAGCCCAAGCAACTGCTACAGCTACACCTTTACAGGTTATTGCTAGAATGGGTAGATTGCTTGATACACAATTCGTAGATGCTGACGGAAGATGGCTAGTTCTACATCCAACATTCGTTGAAGTTCTCAAAGATGAAGATTCAAGACTTCTCAATGGAGACTTTGGTGAATCAGGTGGACTAAGAGCAGGTTTATCAATCGGCAAAATCCACGGATTTGATGTATATATGTCAAACAACTTACCTGCAGTTGGAACAGGTCCGGGAACTTCAGGTTCTGCGAACCAAAATTCTAACTATGGTGTTATTGTTGCAGGACATACTTCATCAGTAGCAACTGCTGAACAAATCAATAAGACAGAAACTTACAGAGACCCTGACAGTTTCGCTGATATTGTTCGTGGTATGCATTTGTATGGCAGAAAGATTCTTAGACCAGAATCTATTGTAACTGCTAAATACAACGTAGCGTAAGGGAGGATAGACTATGGCAACATATGATTTAACATCATCCGATACCACAGGGGTATCCTCAAATTCTATCGCAGCGTTACCTTCAGTAAAAAACACTAATGTTATGAGAAATGTCGAAGCATACTTAGACATTGATAAGCTCGTAGCTGCAGGTGGAAGTTTTGCAGATGGAGACATCTTTCAGGTGCTCGAAATTCCTGCAAATCATCTAATCTTAAATGCAGGTGCAGAGGTTATGGCAGCTTTTACTTCAAGCTGTACTCTAGATATGGATTTTGCTGCAGGTGATGACATTATTGATGGTGCTGACATTACATCTACAGGCTTTTGTGCTGCAGGTTCTAATGGTCAGACTAACACAGTTGTCGGAAGTGCTGCTTCAACTTACACTCAATTTATCACAGCGACTGATACTATTGATTGTAAGATTGCAGGTGCCGCACCAGCAACAGGCAGATTAAGAGTATATGCAACAGTTATTGACCTTTCAGGTCATGGCTTAGACGATGCTCCTGTCGATGTTGATAGAGACCAATTAGCTTAATTAGCTAGATATAGGGTGGCAGGGAAACTTGCCATCCTTTTAACACGAGTATTTTATGGCTGAAACATTTCTTACACATACAAATAGAGTTATTGCACGATTAAATGAAGTAGCATTAACTTCATCTAATTTTACTTCTTCACGAGGTATACAAACACAGTGTAAAAATGCTGTTAATGAAGCCACAAGATATATAAATCAAAAAGAGTTTCAATATCCTTTTAATCACTCAACAAAAACACAAACTTTAACAGCAGGTACAGTTAAATATAGTATACCTACAGATGCTAAAACTGTAGACTATAATACTTTTAGATTAGTTAAAGATAGTGATTTAGGAACAAGTGGTGGAAGATTAAGAATATTAAATTACAATGATTATGTAAATGCTTACATAACACAAGAAGATGAAATAGATACAACTACTCTTAGTCAATCTCATACAGATTCTGTAACAACAATTACTGTATCTAGTACATCAGGTTTTGCTAGTTCAGGAACATTATTTATAGGTAATGAGCAAGTTACATATACAGCTATAGGTAGTTCAACAACATTTACAGGTGTAACAAGAGGAACAAGTAGCACAACTGCTTCAGCACACGATAGTGGTGTTCAAGTAGCACAATTTGAAGACGGTGGTATACCACAGTTTATAATTAGAGCACCTGATAATAATTATATCTTATATCCTTTTCCCACTAAATCATACACAATTAAATATGACTATTTTACTTTTCCGTCTGATATGTCAGCACATAGTGATACTACTAGTATACCTGATAGGTTTGCTCCTATTATAGCAGATGGTGCTACAGCGTTTGTATATCAGTATAGAGGTGAAACATCACAGTATCAATTAAATATGCAAAGATTTGAACAAGGTATAAAAAATATGCAAACATTACTTGTTAATAGATTTGACTACATACGTTCAACATATATACCAAGATCAGGATATTTAACAGGAGTAGATACACCCTCAAGGATAACTTAGTATGCCTGACCAATCCCAAACATCTCCCTCAGCGTTTGTGTGTGAAGGTGGTTTAATTAAAAGTCGTTCAACTTTTATTATGCAACCGGGACAAGCATTAGAGTTACTAAACTTTGAACCTGATATTGAAGGTGGCTATAGAAGAATAAACGGCTTTAGAAAACATTGCAATCATATTGTACCTCAAACATCATCTAGTTCTGAAAAAGTTTTGATGGTAGCATTTTTTAATAATAATATTGTTGCTGCTAGAGGTGAAAAGATATTTAGTTCAGCATCAACTGAATTAGCAACTGCCATAACATCAAGTGCAACAATGTCAGGGTCAGGAACTATAACAGTAGATAGCACATCAGGTTTTAGTTCAAGTGGTACATTACAAATTGACTCAGAGATATTTACATATACAGGTGTTACATCAACAACATTTACAGGTGTAACAAGAGCAACAAGTTCTACAACAGCTGCGGCACATGTTGTTGATAGTTCAGTTTCTGAGAGTTGGACAGAAAGAGATACAGGCAGAACTAACGCAGGTAAATATAGCTTTGAAAGATTTAACTTTGATGGTAACGAAAAGATAATTGTTACCGATGGCACAAACGACCCAACAGTTTTTAATACATCTTTTTCTGCAACAGATGTTACAGAGTCAAGTGTAGAAGGTGCTAAGTTTGTAACTGCATTTAAAAGTCATATGTTTTATGCAGGTATGTCAAGCACACCACAGACATTAGTATTTAGCCAACCCTTTGACGAAGATGCATTTAACAGTGGTAGTGGTGCAGGTAGTATTAAGGTTGATGATACTATTGTAGGTATGAAGGCTTTCCGTAATGATTTATTTATATTTTGTGAAAATAGAATATTTAAATTATCAGGAAGCACATCAAGTGATTTTACAATAACACCTGTTACAAGAAACATTGGTTGTATAAATGGAGACACTATACAGGAATTTGCAGGTGACTTAATATTTTTAGGACCTGATGGATTACGTACAGTTGCAGGTACAGCAAGAATTGGTGACGTTGAACTTGGAACTATTAGTGCAAACGTACAGTCTATATTTGATGATAATTTAGTTGACTCAGCATTATTTGAGTCGGTAGTTATACCTGACAAAACACAATATAGAATATTCTTTTCTAAAGATGGTACAGGTGAAGATAATACTAAAGGTGTTATTTGTGTTATGAAAGGTCAAAACTTTGAGTTTGCAGAGTTACGAGGAATAAAACCATCAGCAACAGACACATTTGTAGAAGCAGGTGATGTATTAGTTTTACATGGTGGGTATGATGGTTTTATACATAGACAAGAAAAGGGCAACGACTTTGATGGAACAAAAGTATCAGGTAGATATAGAAGTCCTGATTTAACTTTTGGAGACCCCGGAATAAGGAAACATATGCAAAGGGTCATAGTCAACTACAAACCTGAGTCAGCTATTAATGCTGATATGTTTGTAAGATATGATTATGAAGACAGAAATTCTGCAAGACCTTCAGCATATCCATTAGATTCAGAAGATGTAGTAGCTATATATGGTACATCAACTTATGGAACACCTACATATGGTGGTACATCACAACCCTTATTAAGACAATCTGTAGAAGGTTCAGGTTTTGCTGTAGCGTTAAGAGTAAATGACAATGCTACAACAGCACCATACTCATTAAAAGGGTTCCAATTAGAATATCAGTTAGGAGCAAGAAGGTAAATGGGAGCAACGTATACACGACAATCATCTTATACAGATGGTGACGTAATCACAGCAGCACATACTAACGATGAATTTGACCAACTATTAGCAGCCTTTCAAGCAAGTAGTGGACATACTCACGATGGTACTGCCAACGAAGGTGGTCCTATAACTAAGTTATTAGGTAATACATTAACCTTTGGTGCAGGAACTGCAGGAACAGATATAACAATAACATTCGATGGTGAAACATCAGATGGTGTTTTAAAATGGATGGAAGATGAAGACTACTTTGAATTTAGCGATGACATTCTAGTTGCTTCAACAGAAAAGTTACAGTTCCGTGATACAGCAATATATATTAATTCATCAACAGATGGACAGTTAGATTTAGTAGCAGATACAGAAATACAGATAGCTGCAACAACTGTAGATATAAATGGTAATGTAGATATATCAGGAACACTTACTGTAGGTGGTGCATTAGATTTTAGTGAAGCTAATATATCAAATGTTGGAAGTCTTGGATTAGATTCTATATTTGGTGATGCAGATACAAATACATCTATTACATTTTCAGGTTCTGATGTTATTACAATTACAGCAGGTGGAGACAACCAAGTAACTTTTACTAATGGTGGTATTATACCTTCTACTGATAATGATATAGATTTAGGTTCAAGTTCTGTAGAATTTAAAGATGCTTTCTTTGATGGCACAGTAACAACAGATGCTATTGTAGTTGCAGGTACAATAGGACATGATGATGATACAGACTTATTAACATTAGCAAATGGCATTGTTACAGTCGCAGGAGAAATATCTACAACTACTCTTGACATAGGTGGAACAAATGTAACAGCCACAGCTACAGAATTAAATGTAATGGATGGTGATACATCTGCTAGTTCAACAACTGTTGCTGATGCAGACAGAGTTGTATTTAATGATGCAGGTACAATGAAGCAAGTTGCTGTTACAGATTTAGCAGCTTACTTTGATGATGAAATTACTGCAATGCCAAACCTTACATCTGTAGGCACACTAACAACACTTACAGTTGATAATGTAATAATAAATGGTACAACTATTGGTCATACAAGTGACACAGACCTTATAACTTTAGCAGATGGTATTGCAACAGTAGCAGGTGAAGTATCTGTAACTACATTAGATATTGGTGGTACTAATGTAACATCAACTGCAGCAGAACTAAATATAGTAGATGGTGGCACAAGTGCAACATCAACAACACTAGCAGATGCTGATAGAGTTGTAGTAAATGACAACGGAACAATGGTTCAGGTTGCATTGACTGACTTTGAAACATACTTTGAGTCAGCTTTAGATACACTTTCTAATGTGACTACTGTAGGCACACTTGATAGTGGTGCTATCTCTAGTGGCTTTGGTAATATAGATATTGGTTCAAGCACAGCAAACTTTGGTGCTACAACAGTAGACAGTTTAAGTGCATCAGATGGAAACATAACTAATGTAGGTGACATTGCTCTTGACTCAATTAGTGCAGATGGAACAGATATTAATGTAGCTATATCTGATAACTCAGGAACAGCTTTTACAATTAAACAAGGTTCAGATGCATATCTTATTGTTGACACAGGAAACAGTAGTGAGTCTGTATCAATCGGTACAGGTATATCAGGCACAGCTATAACATTAGGACATAGCACATCAGAAGTAACTGTAGCAGATAACTTAACAGTTACAGGTGACTTAACAGTATCAGGTACAACAACTACTGTAAACTCTACGACTGTAAATTTAAATGACCACAACATTGTATTAGATAGTGGCAATAGTACAAGTGCTGTAATAAATGGTGCAGGTATTACAATCGAAGGTGGGTCAGGCGATGATGCTACATTTACATATAATACTACAGGACCTCAGTTTGAATTAAAGTTAGGTTCTAGCTTTGAAGACTTACAGACAGCTAAATTAACTGCTACTGAATTAGATATATCAGGTGATGCAGATATTGATGGTACATTAGAAGCAGATGCTATAACAGTTAATGGTACAGCACTTAATACTGTGATTGCAGGTGTAACAGTAGCAAATGCAACTACAGCAGCAGTAGCAACAACAGTAACTATTAGTGATAACGAAAGCACAAACGAAGATAATAGCA